AGAAGTTGCAGAGTATTGATTATCGCTATACTTATACCTATACGCAAATGATATAAATCTTTCTTCTAAAAAATCGTCTTGCTGTCCTTGGAGATTTAATGTTTGAATTGTAGGAGCGGTAATAGGGGGTCTTTTAATTACCAATAAAGCTTCAGGAGAAAAACCATCAAAATAAGAAGGCGCTGAACTAGGCGCAATGTAGCTCCTGTTTATATTAATGTATCTAGGAGGATTTAAATTGTCTGTAAAAAACAACAAATCATCTATTAAATTTACGCCAGTAATTAAATGATAAGGACTAAAATTAAGAGTGGTTTTTAAATTAGTTCCATCATTAGCGCTTATTACGTTGTATGTTGTGTTAGCCGTATTGGTATTATACGAAACTATTAAATCTAATTTTGCGCTAGGACTAGCTATAAAAGCAGGGTCATGTACGAACCAATAAATAGTCTCATTCGCCCCATCCTCAAAAGCTCCAATACACCTGGCGTTATTGCTTAATTCAATATTATCAAACATTAATGTCGTAAGAATGGTATTACCCTTTGAGTTTTCTACAGAACCTACTTCAGAGCCTTCTGTAGAACCGAGTCTTACATTTAACGCATCAATATACTCACCATTCGGAACAAGCCTTTCGTCAAGGCTTTTGTTCATACGGCCAGCGATAAAATTTCTTTGAATGTTTGCCATCTTTATTTAATCCACTTACTCTCTCCTCTAAGATTCATTAATAATCTTCCAGGATGAATATTGCTTAATCTAATTTTTGCATTTCTAAGTAGAGCTGTTTTTCTTTTTCTAGCTCTATTGATAATATACTCTTGAACATTAAATTTGCTATTTAAAATAGCATACTCAATATAAGCATAAACGTAATCTTCAAAAAGTTTGTTCACTGAAACTTGAGAATCATCTCCTCCCTCCATTCCATCAGAGATGTATTCTAATATGCAGCTTTCATTAAGCATTGTAGAATCAAAGTTTATAACTCCTGCTTTTTTATCTATTCTAAAAGTAGGATTTATATTAGCGGTTTCTGTATTTAAACCATAACGCGCTCCAATAGTATAATCTGCATACCAGTTAGCTTGGGTGTCAGCGGGTATTTGGTCATCAGCATTATTTTGATTTAAATATATACTGTTTTGTTGACCGTTTTTTCTTTCAGTATCTAGCTGCGAGTCCGTAGTAATTACAGTGCCGTCTGAGTTGAATGTAAGAGTTCCCCCTGCTCCTTGCAAGTATGCTTGAGCAGAGTTAACCTGAATGTTCTCGTTTAAAGGTCTAAGCCATCCGTCTTTATATAAAGATATACGAATCCAGTTTACATAGTCGTTAGGTAAAACAAAAGTAAGATTATCAAATACAGTAAGCTCTAAAGCTTTTACTTCCATAAACGCATCATAGTTAAGCTCTTGTATCCCGCGCTTTGCATGAAACAATATCTTGTACCTTTCCTCGTTATTAACTAGCGAGTGGTTTCCAGAATACATCAACTGAAAATTATTTACTATATCTTCCAAGCTTACATACTGGTAAGACCCCCAATTTTTATTGGTAGGAGCCGCTCCCGCATTTTCGTAATATTGATATTGTGATAAATATGCCATACTATTGTTCTTGGTTTTCTTGTTGTTCTATAGCTTGACCAAACTGCACCGTGGCTATCTCTCTAATAGACATACCTGCGTATTGTAATATTCTAGCCACTAAATTATTTACATCATCTTGAGGAAGTTCAAAGTCTTGATAGTCTGATTGAGACTGGTCAAATATAGGTTCTCCTCCTGTAAGTGAAATATAGGTCCATTTAGGGTCTTTTGGGTATCTAATATATTGCGATACCACTCTACCTATTTGGCTTACAGAATCAGGATATAAGGTTAATATGTTTCCTTCTTGAGTATAAGCAGGAAAAGTAGTGTTAGGACTAGTAAGCATTGATTTAGTAAGCATAGTTATTTTACTATGACTAACTGGCTCTGCTTCATTTTTTAAATCAGCCTTCTTATAAATAGCATAAGGGACACCTGTTATAGTCAAAGAAGCTACATTCAAAACTATTGTTGTTTGATTTGTAACAGAAGCCACTTTTAAATTTGTAACTACAGAGTTTGACAATACAATAGAAACAACATCTCCTGCTGCCACTCCATCTGTTTGAAATGTTGCCCCTGAATCTATTAACTGCGTATTACCTCCTCCAGTTGCAGTAGTTGTTCCTGATGAAGTAACCGTGCTATAAATTAAAATCTTATTTAAAAGATAATAATCCGAACCTGTAGTTGCTGCGGTAGGAACTGTGTATTCATTTAATACACTTTGAGACAAGCTTGCCGTGATTGAAAAAGTATCTATTACTTCTTCATATCCTCTTTGAATATCTGCGTATCCAGTTCCTGATACTCTCCCATTTTGTTTGTTAACCTGATTATTGTAAGATATAAAGTATTCGTCAAAAATATCTAACTGTGCTTGCTTAGCAAACAAGTTAAAATCTGATGGAGATATATAACCGTAATTATTCTTGTTAAGGATAGCAAGAACTGTATTTCTAACAGCGTTTATCATCGCTTTCTTTTTTACAAAGATAAGCAAAAAAAAAGAGGTCAATTATTTTTGACCTCTCTCCACAACCGCTAATCTTCTAGCAATTTTTCTAACATTTTCAAAGACTCTATGCCATCGTCACTCTGTAAATACGATGATACAATGTACATTGGGTCTTCCCCAAAAGGCACAGTCAACATCTTCTTCTTATTGGTAGATGTGTTAAACCATACTTCCTTTTGTTTATTTCTAAATGACAATAATCCTTTGTCAAAGAATAACTGAACATTAGACTGTAACTTTAACATAGGGTCATTAACCATTTTTAAGAACGTATGAGGGTCGCGCTTAACAAAGATTAATATATCTCTACGAAGCTCTGCCGTGCTCATTTGCTCTGTATTTCTTCCCAGTAAAACTCTTGATATGGTCTCTACTTGGTCCACTGAAAGCTTTCTAGCTTCAATAAGAGCATCTGCTTCTATGTTTAATTGTTCAATCTCTGCTGCCGCATCTTTTTCTTCATTAACCTCAATAAACTTTTTCCCGTTTAATGGGTGATAATACAAGAACTCTTGCAGTACAGGATTATTTTTTGGAACTCTTAAAAAACCATCAACAAAATCAATAGGCTCTCTAACTACTTGTCCATCCTGCTCGTCTTCAAAACAAGACTTTTGGTTAGGAGAATATCTCAACACTCGGTTGATTCCTTTGTCTTCGTCAAAATGTAATAAGGGTTGTCTTCTTGAGCCTCCTGAAGGTAATAAGAAAGATATCGGGGCTCTATCTCTAGTAAGTTTGTAGACCTTGTCTACTAATGCATTTTTTTTCATTATATAAATTTAATTAGATTTAAAAAAAAGGGAGGCGGTTAAACCTCCCTTGGTAATAATACTACTCTTGGAATAAGAAGAAGTTGTTTGCACCTAAAGTACATACAGCTCTCTCAGACAAGAAGTGTACTTCCATAGCGTCTAAGCTTGAAGTAGCAGCACCGCCAGCAGAACCTGTAATCCAAGTTTTGTAACGTCTGTCTTCAGTTTCAGAAGCTCTGTATCGAACATGAAGGAATGGTCTCTTCGCATTCTTACCTAAAATCTGGTCGTATACTGTAGTAGAACCAGCTGGTACTAATAGTCCGTTTACACGGCCTGAGTTAGCTCCAGTAGGAAGACCACCACGCATAGTTGGGTCATTTAAGTATTTCCAGTCAGACTTGTAGAAGTCATATCCTCTACGGAATCCAGTGAATCCAAGGTTTAATGCCATGTCTTTGTCATTGTCAAATAAACCATAAGATGTTCCACCAGCTCCATAAGAGTTCTGAGCTGCTAACATATCATCAATATCAAAGCTAAATTCTCTATCAACGAAAATTACATTTTCCTCAATAGAACCTTGCTTATCTAAACGCGAGATTACTGCATCAAAGTCAGCTAGTGCAGCTGGGTTTCCACCGCCCCACACATTTCCACGATTCTCAACTGCATAGAAGATACCTTCAGAACCTTTGTTCCCTACATCTCCTCCAGCTGCGATTGCTCCTGACGCAGCTTCTGCTGGTACAGCTTCAATCATTGCTGTTTCTAAGTAGTCGTCAAAACGTAGACGAGTTTCGTGCTCTGATTTAAGATACCATAAGTATCCAGATGCTCCGTTTTCAGTAGTTACTTCTACCCATCCAATTTGCGCCATGTCAGACCCGCTTACAGCGTATTTGTCTTTGATGATAATTGGCGAGTTATCAAAGATAACGTCATCAGCTTCTAATGAGCCTACCATTCCACTAGTTCCTTTTTTAAATTCAGAACCATAAATAAACACTGTTCTTGTAAGTCCAGCTGCACCAACTTGTCCAGCTGCTTCATAATAAGCTACATCAAAAGTTGCTGCTCCCGTGTTCACGGCTGTAACAATACCTTTGTTTAATCCAGCTCCTGCATTATCAGAGATAACAACAGTCTGTCCTACTCTAATTGCAATGCTTCCAGTACCAGGTACTAATGCATCACCTACTGTGATTGTAGCTGTATCGTCACCAGCATTTCCTGCTGATGCACAGTTAACATATTTAGTGTGTAATCTTCCTTGCTCTGCCCATTTGATAAGGTCAGAGTTAGATGGCATCTCTGCTCCTACTAAACGTAAGAAAGATGCGATTGTACGATTTCCATATCGCTCAAACTCTTTTTCATAAGTATCAGGTAAATACTGATTTAAGAAATCAAAGTTGTTTATATAATTTGTACTTAATGGTACTTGTTCTGCACTCGGTTGTAAAGCAAACCCAGGGGTTGCTTGAACTGCTCCTGCCATAATAATTAATTTTTAAAATTTATTTTCGTTTAATACTTCTTATTTTTAAGCCTCGTCCCGAATCAGGGTTAACTGACTTAACTTGAAATCCTCCCTTATTAGTTACTTCAGGCGCTCTACGCTCGCTCATATTTATATTTTTAGTTTTGCGTATTACATCTTCCGTAGCTTCAGACTTGCCTTGCTCATAAAATAACTTAGCAAATTTGTCAGGATTCATTGCGATTGATAAAGCTCTATGGTATCCGGCAGCGTCACTAATTAAACCCTTGTCATCCAAATACTTATTAATAAAGTTCATTGGGGTCTCTTGAGTTTTTTTAATTGTCTGCGCATCACCTGGAGAGAAGGTTACTGTTTTGTCGTCAAGCACGAAATCAAAACCTTTGAAATCTTCAGTAAAAACTTTATCGGTTTCTTTTAAAAACCAATTGCGTTTTGCCTCACTTTCCTGTTGTTGAGTTTTAACAGATTCTAAATATTGCCTATACTCTTGAAGTTCTTCACTGTTGCTCTGAGAATCAGCAACCGGTCTCGACTCAAGGGGCTGCTTGTATAATTCTTTTTGCTCATTAAAAAACTTCTTTGCTTTAGCAATAGTTTTCTTTTTTGCTAGTTTAGTTTTTTTAACTACAGATTCGTCATCTAGTTCTTCATCATAAGAAAAATCCTCCATTAGAGAATCTATATCTTCAGGGTCTAAACCTTCGCCTTCTGTAATTGTCAAATACTCTCTTAGCAAAGCATCAGGGTTCATAGCACTAAAGTCTTTTTGTAATCTTACATAGTCTTCAATACCTCTTCCTGTTTCTTTTTTATACTTAAAGTAGGATGCAACATCTTCAGGAAGCTCTTCAGCTTCTTCTCTTGCTGCGCTTAATTCATCTAATGAATTAATTTCCCTACCGTATCTTTTTCCAATATATGAAAGAACGTCTTCTTCAGATAACTCGGCTGGTTCTTGAACTGGCTCTGGTGTCTCTTCAGATGTTTTTTTTGCTTCAGTATTAGTTTCCTCACTTTTACCTTCAGCAAAGTCCATTTTTATTTGAGGAGTGTTTTCTACTTGATTATCGTCCTCAATTAATTTTTCTTCATGTTTGTCAAGAAGTTCTTGTTCAACTTCTTGTACTGATTTTTCTTCAACGGCTTCTACCGCTCTTACTTTTAATTCCATTTAATTTAATTTAAGTTACAAAGTTAGTTAAAATAATAACGCTCATTATCGAGGTGAAAACTCAGATAAATCAAAGCCATCTAGGCTATCTTCATTAGATTCAAAATTCTGTGGAGGTAAATTATTTTTACGCTGTGAAATCAATTTACTCTGTTCAGTATTTTGTTGACTAATTCTATCAGACTTAGCTTTCTCTCTAGAGCCTTCTCTGTTTGATAAAGATTGCTCAGTCATACCATGCAATTGTAAGTTATAATTAAACTCTTGCTGCATTAAGTTAGATTTAAGTTGAGCTTCTGCTTTTTGTTTTTCAATTTCAAAAGCTATTTCTGCTTGCTTCACTTTCATCTTAGATTGCGTTTCAAGCTCTATCTTTTGAAGTGCTACTTGCGCAGCCATCTCCTGAGACTTGAGCTGTTGTTGAGCTGTCATTGCTTGCTTTTGCATAGCCATCTTTTCATCACGCTCCTGCTTAGCAAGTCTCTTAACTTTCAATAATTGATTAGCAAGTTTAAGATTTTTAATCTCACGAATATCAATGGCATCTTCAAGATTAATATCTTGTTTAGATAAAGCCATCTGTATATTCTGCTCCAGCATAGCTTTTTGCTCTTCGTCTGGAGATAACTCTATAAACACACCAAAGTCATAAATATATAAGTCTGATATTTCACCAAGTATACTTACATTGTATTTACCAATTTTATTTATAAAGTCTTCCTTAAAGTCCGAATACTCTAAAATATCTGCGATACGATAAGTTAACGCTTCCGATAAACTTCTGTATATATATAGACTACCGTCTAGTATATGTCTTGTTGCAGTATTTGAATTTAGTGCAGCTAACTTCTGAACACCAACTAGAGCATCTGGAGATGGTGTAGAACCGTCTCTCGCTTCATTTAAGCCTGTTACAGACCGAATCATATCTAAGTAATGGTTATAGTTAGCTATAAGCATTTGTGTCTTAGAAGCTCCAGAACTGCTTGTAAGCTGTTGTATCGGAACTTTGCCTTGATTGTATTCTCCATCCTGCGTGTAACTTCTACCCACTACACTACCTGTTTGGAAGTATAGTCTTAATGCATCAGATGGGTCATACGCCGCTCCTGTGCCCAGGTCGACTTCATTAAGTCCGTCTGCATCTATATACACACCATCCGGTACAGTTCTAGCAATAACTTGCTGTAACTTCAAATGAGTGACCTGTATCAAATCAGCAAAAGGAATCATTCGTCTTACTAAAGACTCAATAACTCCTTTATACATTCTTGGTGCTACGGCAACATAATTAGGTAAGGCGTGCTGAGAAGAAGACTTTGGTCTAACCATATTCTTAGCAAGCTCCCACTTGAGAATTATGTTAGTTCCCATAACCATCACTCCGTCATACCATACATCAATGGTCTTTTCTATTTTCTCAAACTTTCCATCTTCCATCATTTCTTCTGGAGGATTAAAAGTATCGTCTTTTTCTATCATCTTAGAACCACCACCCTCAAGTATTCTCTTCTTATAAACCATCTTCTTAGTGGTCTTATAATTAAAATACATCAGAGTACAAGTGTCTCTATAAAAAATATCATTCTCATAAAACTGAGCTACATTATAATAGTCATACCAGCTCTGGCTGTATTTAGATATCTCTTCTAAATCTTCACGAGTAAGGCTAGGGTCTATCTTTAATAGTTCAGCAATAGGTAAAGTTTTAATCTCACCCCAATAGAAACAATCTTTAAAGTGAGGGTCTTCAGTGTAGCTGTATACAACATTAGCTGGGTCTACATAAGATATTTGAACTCCAGCTCCAGGTAGGAACTCATGTTTTGCTACAGACATACCTATAACTGTGGAGTCATAGTCTATTTGTTTACGAACATCATCATAGTGATTTTCAGAAAACATCGTATCGATTGCCTCCTCTTCTGCAATTTCAATTGCAGGTTTATAGTTAAGGTTCATATAAAGAGATAGCTCCTCATCAGATGATGGAAGTTCATCAGGGTCCATAATAAATGGGTCTACTCCTGTCTGCTCTTGTATCGTAGTCAAGATATCTTTAGCGGCCATCTGGCCCTCTATCATATCTTGATACTTAATTCTTTTGGCTTGCGATAATGCGTCTTGAGCATAAGCTTTAACCTTAAACTCTCGGTCTTGCATGCCGTTAACAACGATATCTACAAACTTTGGCAATATAGGAACTGGTGTCCAGTCTAAATTTA